TTTTCACCTTCTGTTAAGAAGTCTTGGCAAATTCCGCCTTCGCAAAGTTCGTAAAATTCTCTTAATAATTGTTTTGACATTTATTTTTTCCTTTGACGGGCGCAACCCGCATGATCTAAGATCCTTTGCAGCAACGACGAACTGGCTGAAGAGCCCATTTCTGTGTATAACTCATAGCAATCCTCCTTCTTTTATAAATAGTATCAACTTTTATTAGTTCTTATATTTATTCCTTCATCGCCAAATAATTGACAAAGAGCATACGAAGTGCCCGATGAAATACAGCCATAAGAAAACGCTAAGAGTAGATTAAACGGGTTAAAAAAACAAAAAACCAAAGCACCAACCCAAAACCCTACACACATAGGGCAGTGGAAAAAGTGGTGCTTTGGCCTTACTTTATTGAAAATTGACCCATAGACTAAAATCTGGGTCATTCCATAACAAGTTAAAATAAAGAAAATTAAACTCATTAGAACTGGTAAGTAATGTAATACCTTCTGGCAAATCGAGGGTCGATTGAGCCCTTTTTCTCGGCTTGTGGAACATCCCCAAGGTCGGTATGAACTTCGGGGTCCATTAGGCGATCTTCTTCATTTTTCTCGAATTTATCAATCATTGCAAAACTTGGATCTTCCATTTGGAAGTAGTCATAAAGTTTTGATAAAACAACTTCAACAAAATCAATACTTGAACCCTCTGGTGGTGATAGGATTTCTGATTCCATTGAGCCTAAAATAACACCACCTTGCATACCAGAATGCGAAACAACTCCATAATCTGCTAAGTAAGAAAAAAGGTCATCTTGTGAGTGGTAAGTGTGGTCTGCTATTTCTTTTTTTGGAAAAGTTTTTATTTTTTTGTCCTTGCGAGAAACAACAATGTGGATCTCCGGGTGGTCCCCAACCATCACATCGCCATTTAAAGCCTTTTTTGCTTTAAGTTTTATCGTGCGCTGTGGTTCTGGCTTTGGCTCTGGAGTCGCTGTGCCGACTTTAACTTGAATGGCCATAGTTAATCTCCTCTACAAGGGATTGAAGCTTTAAGGTGTTTAAAAGAAGCTCTTCATTGAGCTCTAGGCTTTCAAAGTTGTTAAACTTCTTTGTAATATTTTTTATGCCTTCTGAAATGGTAGGATTACCTGCGTCATATGCACCTAGAGCGTGCTTAAGTTCGTTAAGTTTTTCGCTAATAAACATCTTAAACTCAAGCCCATCATCAACGAAAGAAGTAATATATTGTGAAACTATTGTTTTTTGGCCTTCTGAAAGAGTTGTGCCATATTCCTCATTAAACTTCTTGATGAATTGCCTGTAGGCGAGTGAGTCAATTGGCTTGTATTCTTTTTCTTGCTTTTCTTCGTTAAGGCCGCAGAGTTTCTTTACTAAGGTGTTTTCTAGGAGCACACGGTTTTTTGTGCTTTCAACGCCTTGGAGAATGTTGTGTATGGTCCCAAGATCTCTGTAGTTTGGAACAAAGTTATTGTATACAGATGCACCAAGTTTCTTATTAATTATATTAATAAGTTTTGTTTGACTATTAAATGCATGCTTTCTTCCCACGCTGTGAAAAGAAAACTTACTTTCTTGGACCAGACGATCTGCTAAATGCAACTCGCCCATATCTTTTGTTTCAAGAAGCGTGCGATAGATCTGCAGCTCTTTATAGAGAATGCTGCCTTTTTTAAAATGCTCTTTTACAATCTTGGTGATTGTTGATGCTCTTTCGGTGTTATTTTCTAAAGCCGCCTTTGTTAATTCTCTTACGAGCGCCTCGTAAAGAAAAGCGGTATTTCTTTTCTTATTGTACTTGGTCTTTGTCATTTTTTTTCTCCAGTGATTCAAATAGTTGTTTTACTTCTTCGGAATGCTCTTTAAAGTCTTCCTCTATTGTATAAATAGTTTCTTCTTTCTCAATCATCCCTTCAAATAAGTCAGAAGGTTTTGGGAGTCCAAGTTTTGATCTTCTGGTGTTGCCTGTTGCGAACTCTGGAACTGCTGTTGAGGTCATCCCCATTCTTTGTTTCTTAATTCTGCCGTCTTTTTTGGGCCGATACATTTTTCCTTTAGAGGCAGGAGTTGTCGTGACCATGCGGCCTGCTTCATCACGAGTTGTGAAAGGCTTATCATCTCTTTTGCCTGGCGCTACTTTTAGAACATCTTCTTGCTCTTCATCTTCCGCTGCGTCGGCTCCTGGTGCCTCACCGCCTTCTGGGGCGGGTGTTTCAGCATCTGCGCCGAAAGAATCAAAGCCCCCACCAAGAGGTGCGCCCTCTTCTTCCTCTGTCGCTGCGGCGTTATCAAGCATGGCAGCATATTTACGGTCAAAGAACATTTCTCGCTGATTGCGAAGGAACTCCTCTTGCGATAGGTTAAATATGTGCTCTGCAATGTATCTCTTGGAGAAGAATCCTTCTGTTGCCGATGAGGCAACCTCAAACTGGGTCTTCATTGTCTCAAGATCTTGAAGTTCTGAAATTCTTGAAGGGTTGTTTAGTTTAAGATCAAAGCCTGTAAGGTCTGACTTTCGGAATCCGAGCGTATAAAGGTGCACCATGCCAATCTTTGTAAGTTCTGATATAAGTGCTTTTTGAATTCTTTGAATTGTTCTCGCAAAACGAATGTCTTTTTGCGAGAGTGAGGTTCTGTCTTCGGCGTTCTCGCCAGCAACCAAGTAAGCCTGTGGGATCTTAATAGCAGAAAATAGTTTTTCTCTAAGGTATTTTACATCTTCAATTTGTGAAGTAAACTGGCCGCCTGCAAGTGTTTCGATCTTGGTGCCTTGCTGCCCGCCTCGGACGGGAACATAATAATCTTCTTCAACAGACATTGGGTTATAGCGAAGATCGACACGCCCACTATCGGCATCAACAATCTGATTGCGCTTAAGGGTAGTCATTACTTGCTGCATATAAGTTTCTACGTCTTGCGGGGAAACTCCACCAACATCAACATAGAAAACTCGGCGCTCGGGAGCACGAACGATCCGATAGGACATCATTGCGTCCTCCACGAGTGTAAGTTGTCTCCAAATACGACGAGAGCCTTCTAGGACAGAGGTTCCATATGGGTTATACTTATTATTTCCTAAAATGCGGAAGTGAGCAATCTGCCAGTCTTCAAAAGTAAGACCGCCAGAGTTCCACTGAAACTGTAGATAGTTTGGATTATTCTCATCTTGCCCTTCTAACCTCTCAAGTTCATTGACTGGGAGGGAAACCACGTTTTGAATACCTATTTTATCATCAATATCAAGATAAAGAAAGAAATCTCCGTACTTACAAAGAGTTCTTGCCCAACCATAGAGGTTGAGCTCGATATTAAGCACATCAAAATACAAAATCTGCAATGCTGTCTTAATTTCTTGATTTGGACAATCAATTGTAAGCATTTTGCGAATTTCTGTCGAAGTTGTCATCTCGTCTGCATAAATATCTAGTGCAGAGTTGAGTTCTGGCATGTACTCCATCTGCTCGAAGTCCAAATACCGCTCGGAGCGGTTTTGGTTGAGCATAAAGTCGCCATAGAACGAGTAGTTCTTCTCATAATCGGCCTTTTTGAACTCTTTGCCTGTTGCTGAGGTCCAGTTGAACTTATCTAGCTCTTTTCTGCGGTATTTTCTTACCTGCTCATGTCTATAATTGACAATTGGGCCTGAAAAGAGCTTGGTTAGGGCCTTGTAGAGCGGGTTGTCTGCATTTCTTGGGTTTTCTGTGCTTCTTTTTGGGATTATTGTTTTTTTGTATGCCATTTTTTAACCTTTGTATAACCACATAAATTGTTGTTGAGTTTTTCTTTGTTCTTTTGCGTGGCCTGACCTTGCTACGGGAAGGTGTCCAAGCATTCCGGATATTGTTGTATTAAATTCTTTTTTATTTGTAAAGAAAGCACCCATCATTTTTTCTGACTTTTCTTTATCGTAAGCGCTTTCTTCAAAAACGGTGTCCCTAATCCAGCAGGCTATCGCAAAAGACATTACTAAATCATCATGTTTTGAGCGCATTGCTTGTGGTC